TTGTAAATGACGGATCAAGGAAGGCAACACGAACAAGATCGTTGTCCAACCACACCGCTTTATCCAGAGCCTTCGCATTGACAACCTCGACCTCGGAGTAGATTTGATCTGTTACGCCAGCAGGACACCAGAACCCGCGATACATTCGCCAATACGAGGCTGTATTGCGCTCCGATACAGGAACCTTCTCTAGGTCTTCCGGCCCGTCCATCCACGGGTAAACCTTCTTACCGCGTTCCATATTCGGATTCTTGAGCGTATCAAAGTGAATGCAGACTCCTCGCTCTGTTTCCCAATCGTCATCCTCAACTGTAATGCTATCCCACCCATCTTTAGGCTTGGCGAACTTGCCAAACGCATCGACATACGAAGCGGGGTTGGAGATGCCGATAAATTGAAAGCGTTCGCAACCCTTCGACAAGTTGTAGAAGGCAACCTCGGTAATCGCTTCAGAAAGCTCTGACAACTCGTCAGCAACGAAGATCACGTTCTTTTGGTGGATACCCTGCATCTTGCCTGTGGCGTCTTTCTCTTTCTTCTTCTCGCCGGGGATTAGCGTAATACCAGACAGATCGCCTTTGCTAGCCTTGCCCTTGGAGTCCACATAGCGGATCGTATTAAGAGAATCTACAAGCTTGCCAGGCAATCCCAACGCCTCGCAAATCTGCCAATACTTTACAATCTTACCCCAGATACGCTGCTTGGATGCCTTGATCGTCGTAGATGTAGCGAGGACAATCGTGTTCTCTGGATCTGCTAAGTAATTGATAATAGCCCATATTGCGAAGAATTCGCTTTTTCCAAAGCCGCCGCTTCCCGCAATAGCGAGGTAGTCGTGCTTACAAGAAGCCTCCAGCATTCGTATCGCCCAAGGATGCCAAATGAAGTTGGCTCCCGACTTGTAATCCTTTTCAGGCCACAACGCCTTCGCTATCGCAAGGAAATGATCTGATGTTGCAACGCCTCCGATTTCATCCGGTATGCGGCGGGTAATCTTCTCGCGGAACATTGCCAATTCAATCGCAAGATCGTGTGTTCCCTTGCGCCAGTTGAACCCATACTTGTGCTTGTATCCGTCAATCGGATCGCCGTAGATCGGTGCGCTCACACCTTCGTTTGTTGTCATTCAATAAAAATTTGTTGCAATCTGTATGTGTTAGTGTATAACTATGCACCATGTCAAACGCAAAAGAGGAAAAGCACCGCACGGTTGCAAAGCTCCCGCCTGATGATTGGAAGTTCTTTAGAGCTTGGCTGCTGATGAAGGGGACAACATTTACTGGCTGGCTTAAGAAAGAAATCGCAAAAGCGAAGCGTGAGGCTGGAATGGCATGACACTACTTCAAGTCCTCGGTCTTGAGAAGACAAAGGCCGAAAAGTTCATTGACGAGAAACGCGAGGATGTTAGTTTCAACATCCAAGTTAACCCAGAAGATTATGACAACGGCACTAAGCACGATCCTCTTAACAGTCCTCTGGCTTTGGCTGTTAAACGTTCACTCGAAGGATCGCAGTTCCAGTTGGACCGTGCGGGTTTTAAGGTTATCATTATTTCTCGCGGTATTTACGAATACGGCTTCTTTATACCTCGCCGCGTTTGGCGACAAGTAAACTGCCAAGAGTTTGTCGAGGACTGCAAACCGACTCGACCGATCAAGTTTAAGGCAACCTTTTCAATGCTATTCTAATGAAACTAGTTATTCCTGTATCCAAATCAGATCGCGAACTTATTCCTAACCTCTATGCCGCATTTGGGAAATACGAGATTGGTTCTGATCACGATCTTCTTGTGGTGGGTTCTCACGAAGTTCAGGCAGATGTTGACGATATTGTAGAAAACCTTCGCGGAAAGTTTGATACAACCGACAAGCTGATTATCAAGGACAACAACTACGGTTGGCCGATGGCTTGCAATCACTATTTCCAGCAAGCATGCTACCATTTGAACAAAGGCGACGACGATGCGTTTGTCTGGTTTGAGTTGGATACAACGCCGATCTGCGATCATTGGCTGGATATCCTAAACAAGGAATACTATGACGACACAACCAGAGCGGTCAAAGCCGGACGAGAACCACTCCTCTACCTTGGAGCCAAAGAGCGCAACTACGAAGGGCGCAACGGAGAACTTCTTCCCGAATCCATTGCTGGAAGCCGTATGGCTCCTGTCGGAATCTACTCAACGGATATCTGCTCCACGCCTGTGCTTTCCTCGCTTGCCGCAACGCAGCGTCATTGGTCATCGGTCATCCAATGGTATACTGTTCCGTCCCTAGCCAACTCTTGGCTAATCCAAAACAATTGGAGGACAAAAAACTATCGCAAAGAGAAAGGCGTTATTGTATGTGATTCAATTGCCAACTTGGCTTGGGACATCCATTTCAACAATCCTGTCAACGAACACGCTGTTCTTGTCCACGGATGCAAGGATGGGTCGCTTCTCAAAGTATTGTTGGACAATAATGTCGATAATTATATGAAAGTAGCGAAACAAGTATCCATTGAAGATGCGGAAGAAATTGCCGAAGAGTTTGAGGAGCGTGAAGAGCGTGAGGAACGCAAGCAATCCAAGAAAAAGCCCAAGTCATTCTTTAGCATGTTCAAGGAACGCAACGCAAAGGATGAGGAATGAGTGATGTATTAGAAACAATTTCCGAGACAGGCAAACCGCCAGTCTCAAGAATCAAGGACGCAAAGTCCGCTTATGAGGTTTGGGAGACACTACGACGAGCAGATGCCGTATCTGCTTTCGACCGCAGCAAGATTGACGCGGCTTACGACAACGAGCGACCTTACGACGAACGCGCCCTTATCAATGCCGGACAAGGCTATCGGGTCAATGTCTCATGGGGATTTGCCAAACAGGTATTGGATACCGCCCTTGCTGGATACACGGACATCATTAACGCCCCCCAGACATTCTTTAGTTGCCCGACTACTTACGGGCCTCAAGTCGAGCGCGACGAATTGGAGAATGTTGTTGCTCAAGAAGTAACAGCCTGCATCCGCTCTTGGCGCAATTTCTTCCCGACGTATCTAAAGCTCTGCAATGCTTTCATTAAGCACGGAGTTGGCGTTGCTTTGTTCAACGACGAGTGGGATTGGCGTTGGAAGGCTACGGATATGTCCGACTTCAAGATTCCTCGCAAGACAGAGATCGGTCAGGAAAACATCGACGTTGCCGCTTGTCTTCGCTTCTACAGCCCGACACAGCTTTACCAACTGATCAAAGACGAGGAAGTCGCCACGATCAACGGATTCAACGTAGAGGCTTGTCGCCGCGCCATTATCCAATGCGTCAACAACAACAACAATTACTACAACTTCCGCCAATACGACTGGGAGAAGCTAGAGATTGAGTTGCGCAACAACGATTTGTATTTCACCACACAAGCTGCCAACCAGCAGTCTATCCGCGTTGTCCATCTGTGGGTCCGTGAGTTTGACGAGAAGGTTAGCCACTTTATGATTGTGGATGACAACGGAGCGCAGGATTTCCTTTACAAGAAAATCGGTCGCTTTGAGAACGCCTACCAAGCCTACACGGTATTCACCTACGGGGTCGGAACGAACGGCTACTATCACGGTGTTCGCGGACAAGGGTATGATGTGTTCGCAATTAACGGTGCGCTTAACAGGGCGTATTGCTCGTTGCTTGAGATTGCTTCCTTCGGAAGTGCCCCTACTTTCCAACCGAAAGATGAGACTGCCTTGCAAGAGATGCAGTTCATCCCAAATGGAGTTTATAATTTGCTTTCTCCCGGTATTGAGGTCATTAAGGATACTATAGTTCCCAATGTATCGAACGGCACGCTGCCGATTGTTAATGCCTTCACGCAACTTTTCCGCGAGAGAACATCAGCATACAATACGGAATCTCTGGTAAATACGAGCATTGAGAAATCTGCAACTCAAGTTCGTGCGGAACTCAGCAATATTGCAAAGATGTCTGTCTCCGCTCTCAACTTGTTCTTTGATCCGTGGGAGAGCTTGATGCGTCAGATGGTTGCTCGGATGAAACGCCGTGATTACGATTCACGCGAACCGGGCGGCAAGTATATCGCTGAACTCAAGAAGCGTTTGCTTATGCGTGGATCTGAAGGATTCGGAGCAAAGGATCGTTATCTGCAAGCCTTCTACAATCTGGATACAGACCGACTCCGCATTACCAAGCCAGTTGGCGCAGGATCGGAAGCCGCGAGAATGGTTGCTTACGACCGATTGATGGCAATCTTTGGTTCGCTCCCCGACTTCGGCAAGAAGAACCTTATCTGGGATATCGCCTCAGAGACTGCCGGATACGAGAATGCTTCCCGATACGCAATCGCTCCAGGCGAAACAGAGACTCCGACCTGGGATGCCTCGCTTGCTCAAGTGGAGAACAACGTCCTTATCCAAGGAGGGCAGATTCAAGTCCTCGACGGACAGAACGATCTCGTCCACGCCAAGGTTCACGCCGAAGCACTCAACCCGCTTGTTACTCAAACGCAGGATGCATTGGAGGTTGATCCGATGTCCATCGCTCAAGTATTGCCGGGGATCAACAATCTCAACGGACACATGGCGCAACACGTTGAACGGATGTCTCAAGACCCGCTTCTGCGTCAAGAATCCGCAATGTTCCGCAAGATGCTCCAGCAAGCCGACGAGATTCTGCACAACGGAACTCTCAAGGTTCAGAAGCTACAGGCGCAAGAGATGCAAGCGCAGCAGGCCGCTATGGCACAAGGACAGGCTGTTGAAGCAACTCAAGGTGGAATCTCGCCGGACATTCTCGCAAAGATTGAAGCCCAACGTGCAGAGCGTCAGGCAAAGCTTGAGATGGACTACCAAGCCCACCAGCAAAAGATGATTATGAAACAACAAGAAGCAAATCAGAAGTTGGCTATCCGTGATGCGGAAGCTGCCAGCAAGATTCAACGAGAAGGAATTAGGGCGTGACGGCACGACAACTATTCCAGCTTAATTCAGACAAGATGGATCGTCTTGCGGCATTGCTTGACGATGCCGTTCTTAAAGAGGCTTTGTTTATTGTTAGACAAGAATCCTTTCCCAAAGAACCCGCATTCCGTCCAGACGTGGATATGCGTGATGCATTGTCTCTGGAGGCTGGCAAATCAATCGGAGCAAACGAATTCTTCAACAAGCTGCAAAACCTAGCCAAGCGTCCAAACGTCAAGGACGGCAAACTTGAGCAAGAGTATATGAAGCAGGCTAGGGAACGACTTTTCGCCACGGGTCTTTATACTGTGGACGAAATCAACGAGGCCGAACGGCTCTCACAACTCAACCAACAACCGGAGTAATACTATGAAAATGATGCAGAAAGAAAGCGGTCGCATGGCTAAACCCATGGTCAAGGCAAAGAAAATGTCCAGCAAGTCCAGCGTTGCCACCAAAGGCAAAGCTTGGGGTGCTCGTCACCGTGCTGGTATCAAGAAGTAAACAATAGAAAGAACAAATGGATACACAACAAACGACAGAAGCGCCCGTCTCCACAGACTCCGCAATTACCAATTTGCGTGGCGCATTGGACAGTATTGCACGGAACGATCTCAATACCGAATCGACTCTAACGCAA